CTTGAGCACGATCATCGGGCCGCGCAACGGCGGCGTCTGGAACGCCTCGTTGTAGGTGCCCGCCGCGACGTTGACGGTCATGGTGTAGAGCGACGGGCCGTATTTGAACGTCTCGGTCATCGCGCGGGTGAGCGTCTTGAACGGGCCGTGCGGGCCGCTCACGGCCGCCGCCGTGCCGTCGTAGAGCGCATCGTCGCCGGTCGTGCCGTTGACGTACAGGTTCGTATTGGCGGTCAACACCGGGAGGAAGCCGCCCGGGGTAAAGCCGGTGCCGTACAATTCGAAATTGGCGTGCAGCGCGTTGTAGGTGAGCAACGACTTGTAGCCTTGCGGCATGTCGCCCGGCGACAAGGCCGCGCCGCCGCGCCGCACGATGTTGCGCGCGCCTAAGCCGTTGACGTTGAACGTCGCGGGGCCGCTGTTTGCGTTGGCGGGCAACACCCAGATCGCCAGCCCGTCGCCGTACGCCAGCAACGGCGGGTTGAGTGTCACCGCGTAGGCGGTCGCCGAGCCGGTATCGACGCCATAGATGATGTGACCGCTCTGGATCGCGCGCGCCAATTGCGTGAGGTCGGCGTCGTCGGGCGTCAGGCCAGCGGCCGCGATCAGGTTCACGATCTCGCGCTGCGGAAACTCAATCGAGGCGGCGGGCGGGATCGAGCCCATCGTGCCGGTCGCCGGGTTGCCGTTGATGTACGGATCGTTTGAACCGGGCGCGCCGTAGGGTGCGTGATATTTCATCGCGTCCTCGTTTAAGGTGTTCCGGCCATTGGATCGCCGGGATGACTCAGGCCGGAATAGTCGAAGATCAAGAACGTGTGCGCGGGCTTCCAGCGGCCGAGCAAGCATTCGAGATCGTCGGCGACGCCGATGCGCAGATGCGGGTCGATGCCGCATTGACCGGACGCGCAGCGAAACCAAGTGAGCTTGGCCTGATCGACGTGCACCGTCCAAAAAAAGCGGTTCGTATCGGGACCGAGTCCGTAATACGGATATTCGGAGAGCTCGCCGTCGGCGACCGGCGCGTCGCCGTCGGCGTCCATGATGGGGTTGCCCCACTCGTTGCGCATCGGGTCGGGCGGCAATGCGCCATAGACGCGCGCATCGCCGACGCTATCAATACCGACAACGAACGTGCGGTACTCGGTGATCGTGATCGTGTAGCCGATCTGCGCCGCGACACCGATAAAGAACTCGCGCGATTGCGCGCCGACCATCGTCATTCGCATGACGAGCGCGAGCTGCCTCTCGCCGACGGATTGCGGCGCGGTGTAGCAAGGATCCGGCAAGCCGAAATTGCGTTCCCAATCCGGCAGCAATTCAACGGTCGTGCGCGGATCGCTTTCGATCTCAAGCAAGTCGGCGGCGCGCTTGTCGACCGGATCGCCCCAGATCTGCGCGAGGCCGCCGATCAACGCCATCAGCGTCGAGTCGTTCTCGCGCGGCCACGCCGGGCCGACCGGCAACAGCGCCGCCAGCGCGTCGATGTAATCGTCGCCGCTGCGCCGGATATGCCTGTCGGTCATTCGCTGTAGAGGATCGTATCGAGCACGGCCATGTAGCCGGGCGCGGGCATCACGGCATCGTCAAACACGAGCGTATGATGATCCTCGCCGATGGCGTTGGAGATTGCCTCGTCGACCCATGAACGATAGATCGTCTGCCCGGGCGCGGCGTTGACGAACAGCATGTTCTGAATCGATTGCTCGATGGCCGCACGCGTCGCCTCGTTGTCGGTGACGAGATCGTTGATCGTAATGTCGAGGAATTGCTTGATCGGGGCCGCGACGTAGCTGTCCTTGACCGTGACCGGACGCTTGAGGTCGATGTAATCCTTGAAGGCGATCACGTCGTCGGGCGTCGGCCATCCGTCATCGTCGGCGCGCAGATCGTCCATCAAAAAGCGCACGGTGATCGTGCCCGCGCCTTGCTCGGGCGCGGCCCACGCGCGCGTCACGCCGGGCACCTGCAACGCCCATGCAACATAGTCGTACGCCGCGCCGCCCATCGGCGGTTGCTGGATCCGCTCAAGCACGCGCACGCGCAGCTCGTCGTCGCTCTCGACGTCGACGCCGCCGTCCATTTGCACGACGATCACGCTGCCGTCGACGCCGGGTAATGCGCTGACGAACGCGAGGCTAGAACTTGCGTCGAGGTTGCCCGCGATTCCTGGGTCGATGGCGCGCACGTTGACCGGCGTCGCTCCCGCGCCAACGGTGATCTGTTCGGTCGTCTCGTACAGCACGCCGGTCGACGACGACAATTGCGTCGCTTGCGGCACGACGCTGCCGGTGATGCCGGTCGCCGTCACCGAGCCGTCGGCAAACGTCGCGGGCTTGCGGCCGTCGGCGGGCAGCCATATCGCCGCGTGCCGGTCGAGCCATTCGGTTTCGGCCGTGTCGGGCAACAGTTGCAGCGCCAGCCAGTCGATATACAGCAAGACGAGGAACGCGAGCCCGGCGTTCGCATCGGAGAGCACGCGCAACACGCTGTTCGGGATCATCGCCGCCGAGTGCAGCCGCGCGGTGATGTAGTCGCGGTTTTGCTTGCGCACGTCGTCGAGACTAGGGGTTGACCACGGCATTTAGATCACCCTCCGATCTCGGCCCATAGCGATTGATATTGGAGCTGGATCGTCGGCAGCGGCCCGCGATAGAGCAAGACGGTCGCGACGATCTTTTGCAGTTCGGTGCGCGTGACGGTGACGTCGACGCGCGAGCACATGCCTTGCTGCGTGAACGGCTGCAACGCCTCGCGGATATAGGCGTCGATGCGCGCCAGCGTCGAGCCTTGCCGCGCCATGTTGTCGGTGATCTTGGCCCGCTCCAGTAACCAAAGCCGCGAGCCGATGGGCCAGCCGTTCCAAATGACGTCGGCGTTGGTGTCGGCCCACCATCCCCGGCGGTCGGTGTCGGCCTCGCCGTTCGGCAAGATATCGTCGTCGTTGGCGCGCCGGTTGGTGCCGAGCGCGACCATCACGGCGGTCGCGAGCGCCTCGGTTTCGTCGATCAGGTTATCGGCCTTTTGCAACAGGTCGAACGTCACGACGAACGGCGTCACGATATCGTAGAGTCTGAGATCGGGCATGGTTCCTTATCCGGCGAAGGTGTCGCCGCTGCCGCTCGCGGTCATCGGTTCGCAATGCGCGCCGCCGAGCGGCAAGCAAAGGTCGTCGGGCACGGCATCGTCGGGCGCGTGCACGATCACCCGTTTGCCCTCGATCTTGACGGCCGCAACCGACGCAATGAGCTGACCGTCGCCGTGCGAATTGATATCGCCCTCGACCGCCCACAGTTTGCCGTTGACGTAGGTCGAACTTTGCCCGACGACGACCGTCGTTGCGCCGCATGTGCGCGCGTCGCCGTGCCTGTGCGCTGGCGGCATCGCATCAACCGTTGTGCTGGATCGACGGCGAGGCGTCCTTGATTTCGCCGGATGTTACGACGCGGCTTGAGCCGCCGACGGTGTAGGTGATCTTGTCGGGCAGCATTTCCACCGAGGCCGTCGCGCTGCCGCCAGCGGGGCCGATGCCGAGCGTAATCTTGGCCGGGTGCTGGATGGCGAGCGCGTCCTTGGTGAGCGTGAACGACGCGAACGTCTTTTGCGTGGTCTGCGGCGATTGCCCGTATTTCTTGGCGTCGGCCGCGCCGCTCGACGAGCCGGTGCTCGTGCCCGAGCTCGACGGGCTTTGCGGCGGCGGCGCGCTCTCGCTGTCCATGATTTGCGCGACAATCGTTTTGCCTTTCGGCGCGCTCGTCACGATGCCGTCGCGGGTAAAATGAACCTGTTGCCCCTGATCGTCGAACAGCGCGAGCTCGCCCTCTTTCAAGCCGCGCAACCGATAGCGCCGATCCCCGGCGACGACGAGAACGCCGTGCGAGCGGTTGCCGCCCGTAAAGATCATAAGGCCCTCGGCCTTTTTCTTGTCGTTGCTGTCGCCGGTCGGTTTCTTGACGCGCGAGCTAAAGCCGTACGGCTCCATATGCTCGATCTCTTTTTGCTTTTCTTGCGTGTAGAGCGAGAGCGTCGACTCGCGAAACAGCGGATCCTCGTTCGTATCCTCGACGGTCACGCGCTTGACCGCGTTGTGCATCCGGTCGCCGACGGTGCGCGTGCTGAATCTCATTTAGGCGTCCTGCGGTGCGTAGGTTTTGGCGTCGCCCGGTGTCTGCGGCGCGGTGCCGGTGCCGCTGTCGTCGATGCGCTTGTCGGCCGCGCCGAGCCGATCCGGCAGCACGAGGCCGAGCGTCGTCGTGGTGCCGGTCGAGTCGCTTTGGCGGCAGGTGACGGTCTGAATCCCGAGCGTCACCTTGCCTTGCGGCATCAGCATCGGCGAGTTGAGATCAATGTAATTGTTGACCTCGTTGAGCCATAGCTTGCCGCTGTCGCGCAGCCAGCCGCGTACGGTGATATGCGCCTCGAATTGCGTCGCCGCGTTGAGGTTGAGCGCGTGATTGACGAACATCTGCACGTCTTTGGAATCGCCCGGCATCGGCGCGATAATCCGCTGGATAATTTTCGCGAACCCGGCCGGGGTATTCGAGCTCGTCGCCTGCGCGGAGGTCGCGCGCGCCTTGTCGCTCCAATGGTCGTTGTTCGCGGGCAGGTCGGCGTCGCCGGTAAACTTGTCGACCGCCGTGTCGTTCGACCAGATCAATTCGGCGGCGAGAATGTTCTTGCCCTCTTGCAGCTCGGCGACCGTGCTGCCGCCGCCGCGCGTGCCGACGAGATTGCCGGTCGCGTCGTCGGTGATATGCACGTTGCGCATTTGCGCGAGCCGCGTGATGAACTGAAACGGGCTCTCGCCGAGGTGAATGCTCACGCGCTCGAATAGCTTTTCCGCGCCGTCAATCGCCCCCTTGAGGGTGAGGCCGATGCCGTATTGCCCGGCCGCCGCGCTGCCGAGTTGTTTGAGCGTTTGATTCTTGAACTGCCCGGGCGGCATGTCGAGCGTCGACTTTATCAGGTCGGCGACTTTCGATTGAATGATAATGCGAACATTGTGCGAGTCGCCGTCGTAGGACACCTGCCGCACCGCGACCGCGCCGGTTTCCGCGAGCTGCCCGGCGAGCATGACCGTTGCCGGGACGCCGGGCGCGAGCTTGACCGCGCCCCATCCCCCGGTTGTCAGGTCGCCGATCTCGGCGACGACGAGCGTCGCGGTCGAGATCCAGTTGTTGAGATCGCGAACCACCTCGACCTCTTTCCACCATTTGTATTCGATGCCCGCCGCTTGAA